AGCACCCTCAAGAGCCTGTTCAATTGTTAAGAACAAACGACGAACGTTAATTCTATCAAATGCAGATGCAAATGATAACCCAGTTTTATCACCAAATAATAATGTACCAACTCCGGGTTTTGTGATATAAGAATTTATCCTTTGTGGATATAGTTGATCTCTTTGATCTTTGGTTGGGTTATATGCAAGTTTGATTGCATTGTTTATCACACCTCTTTGTTCACCAGCGGGTGAGAACCATGGGAATGCTTCAATCGCAGTTCTTACCATAAGTCCTGCAGTATCTCCGTTGGTTGGAACAAATCTAAACTCATTATTAAATCTATCAAACATGTATTTGTATCCACTATCAAATGTAACAAATGATGATGATGTAAGTGGACTATAATACTCAAGAAGATTATTTGTTTGAGTTGTTGAGTTTGAAATGTTAACTAAGTCTGCTCTATGTGGCCCGATTGTTGCCATGCAATCCTTTCTTGCTTCAGCAATTGAGATAAGATGATTTGCTTTTGATTGAGATAAATCTCTTGTATTGCATCCTGGCCCCATAATTAGGAAGTCAACTGCTTGCTCATCTTTATTTGATAAAGTATCATATGCAGTTTTAAGATCTCCAAGAGTCGCGGTCATACCACCATTCTCTCCGGGAGCCGGTATTTTACCAGATACACTTGTGTAATCTGTACCACCACCTAATGAATAAGTGATATTACCAATACCAGCAAATGTTGTGCTTTGTGCATTCTGACTCCATAAACCTTGAGCAGTTGTGTTTGCTACGAACCCTGTTCCAAATCCTGTTGCTACAGGGAGTGTATTATGGAATGTATCCTCAGATTGTGATGGATTAAATCCAGCATAAATGTTTTGTGCTTTACTTGCAATAAAATCTTTATAGTATATTCTCTCAGGAGAATTTACATTTGAGATTGCATCTTTTGCTTTTGACAATCCAGTAAATTTCTCAAGAATATTTCCTTGAATACCTGTGATTGTTCCAAGATCATCAACAACTGCAACGTGAATTCCATCATTCTTACCACCCCTATCTGAGGTGTACTTATTAGTTGTTGGTCTTGGTGCAAGAGACTTCCAGAATACTGTTGAGTTCTCTAGTCCAAGTGTCTGTTGGTCATACCAGTCAACTGCTGTTACAATCTCTGCAGATACAGCTGTGTTTGCTGCATTTGGTGCACCAGTGTTAATACCAGAACTGTTAACGAAGAATACTGTTGTTGCTGCAATACCAGCACCACCACCCTCTGTTGTAGTTTTATATGAATTTGTTAATGAGTTCGATGCATAAGATATTGGGAACTCTGTTCCAGCACTTGATACTCTTGATACGATCTTAACATCAAACTTAGAATCACCATTTGTAGCATCTGTTGATACTCCAGTAACGATTCCTTTCAGATGTCCTGTAAATGTTGATGTTGTTCCAGCTCCCGGTATAACGAGATTTGTAAATGCTGCAGTAACACCTGCACCTATCGTGCATCCATAGTCCTCTAAACTTGTTGTATTGATACCAATTATTTGGTCTGCCTGATCATCTATCTGACATACTTTGATTCCGTTACCCCACGATCCCGGATGTTTGGCAGCATAGTAGAATGAGGTATCAGAACCATGGTTCTCTTGATAATCATCAAAACTTTCTATTTTTAAACCACCGCCTCCGCTGATGACTGTTGTTGATGCAATACCAACACCAGCATTTGCGTTTCCTAAATCATCATCGTCTGCTCTTACTACTTTTAATACACCACCATATGATAAGAATGATGCAGCACTCATCCAGTACTCATATTGCCTATCTGTTGAAAGTGGTTTACCAAAATTACTTATTAGTTCCTCTTCATTTGAAACCTGAATAGGTGTGTCTATTGGGCCAAGACGAAAAGGCCCTGCTATTGCGCCGATATTGTCTAATACATTATCTGCTCTTCCTACTGTTAAATCAACCTCTCTGACCAGTATGCCGGGAGATAATTGAGGAGTCGCCATGTTTTTCTCCGAGTTCTCAGTTTAATCTAGAAATTATTTATTGTTTAGACACTTTAGGGAAGAACTTAGAAAGCACCATCCCAAAATGAGTCATATCCTGTGGGTTGCATGTTTCTTGATAGAAAATATAGTCCTACATTACATGCAAACCAGTTTATGTTGATAATCCAAGTTTGTCTCCACAAATATTTGCGATTTGTTTCAACAATAAAAATATTTCTTTCATTGTCTGTTTTTTTCACAAACTGTTCTAACACTAATGCAATTACAAATCCAACTGCATATATGTAAAAAGCAAAGTTTAAAAAACTAGAACTGAAAAGTAAAGCTGAAATCATTAGTTGTACTCCCACATAAAAGAACGATCACCATATTCATCGACCTTCCAACGATCACCCTCTGCATCAACAAAGGAGTCATCTTCAAGTCCGTCAGATATAAATCCAAAAGGAGACATATCTTGCTCGATTTGGTTTTTTTGCTCATCATATAACCTCTTTCTTACATCTTGATCAGTTAATTCTTTAAAATAATCTTGTTGAACTAACCATGCATATATTACAAGACACATTGCAAGGTCATCATTACACCCTTCTTCTGCCTCGAATGAATTATTTTTTTGAATAAAAGTAGTAAGTTCACTTAATATATTATAATCTGAGAATAATAATTTATCTGTTTCAATAATTGTTTTTAGGTTCAGAGATCCTACTTTCTTTACTGTCTTGGACATCTTCACACCAAGTTGTGTTTTCTTTCCTGAGAATCCTTGTCCAACAATTTGACCTGCACGACCTCTCATTGAACACATCAATAAGTTTTCATATTCAAGATCATAGTTAATAATTGATGCAACTTGATCACCAATGTCATTTACTTCACATAATATAAATGCCTCATTATAACTCTTTGCAATATCATATATGATATTTGGAAACAACATTGGTTTAACTTCATTGTTTCGATATTTTGCCACAACCTTATGAGGAAACTTAGTGATATCAATAACAATAAAAGCTGAAAAATCCTTTTCTACACCTCTTGCCACATCAACTGTAATGACATAATCATGCTTTTGTTCAGGTTCAACATATACATCAAACCCCGCATTTGATGTTCGAGGATTCTCATATACAAGGTTTCTTAACTTACTTGGTGCAATCAATGTGTCTACAGACCCAAGAAACTCACACTCAAACTCAACTTTAAATTGAGCTTCTGATGTATTAGCAATAGTTTGTTGTCTCCACTTCTCATCTCTTCCGGGAACTTCAGACCAATGAACATCAGTTGGAATATATTCATTCTTTCCTTTTTCTGCATCATGCCACATGCGATAGAAATGATTCATACCATGTGGTGTAGATACAATTATGACTTTCGTGCTTTGTCCAGAAGATATAGTAGGATAAACAGATGCAAAGAATTGGTCAGCAATGTGATTCGGGATAAAAGCGAACTCGTCAAGAAAGATGACATTATAGGATCCACCTCGGACAGCAGATGCAGACGTAGATGCAGCGAGAATTTTTGATCCATTTTCTAATTCGAGTGATCCTTTGTTCCATGCAAGTATACCTTGTTGCATCCACTTTGGCAAGTTCTCATAAGCAAGTTGTAATCTACCAAGTAGATCTCTTGCAGTCGATGCTTTGTTTGCAAGTATTGCAATATTTACGTTGTCATTAAAAACTGCATAATGTAATAAGTAAGATACACAAGTAGTGGACTTACCAGTCTGTCTTGGCATCTTACAAATATTAAAACGATTTTCATGAAAGTTTCTAACTAACTTTTCTTGAAATGGATAGAGATCAAAATTAACTAGACCTTCATCTAGTGAAACTATTTTGATATATTTTTTAGCGAAATAAACAGGATCATGTCTACAAGCAACAAACTCTAAAATTTGTTCTTGTGTAAATTCAATTTGTGTATTGGCTTTCTTAAGATTTGGATTGCCAAGATAAATGTTGTCAACTGCCATAATTTAGATCATAAATTTTTTATCGTGTTCAATAGTTTTTTGTTGCAGTTCAAGGACTTTTTGTAATTTCTTTATCTCTTTCTCCATGCCAGATATACGTCGATTATATTTCCTACTTTATTGTAATCTGGTAATTTAGTGGCCTCGTCCAAAGGATCGATATACTCGATATTGGATTTAGGCGATTTCATTGGTTCTGGTTTAATTATATCAATGAACTCGAAACGCAGTTTACCTTCAGCGTCTTCGACCTTAACGCCCGCATGTTCTAATGCTGTAATCTGTGATGGTGTCATGTTTACGAGTTATCGTGTTATTATTTAGTCAACTTGACATGCTTCATTGAGATCTTCAACCATATTTCCACCTATTTCTGCACCTTCATTCATTCCAATCATCGTCGCAGCACCAGCAAGAACCCACCCAACAAAGGGAATATTAGTAAAGGCAGGAGCAACAGCAGCACCAACACTAGCCCCAACCATTCTACCTGTTCCTTTTCCTGATCCGATTGCTTCGATGCATTCGACTTGTGCTGCACTAATCTTTTTTTCGTTACTTCCTCCACCAATATGTTGCTTACCAACAACAGTATATTCTTCTATCACTTTTGTTTTATTATTTCCTAAACCAAGGAATCCACCTTTTTTATTAATGTCTTTTTGAACTGTCATTACTTTTGGATCATTCGCCCTATATCTTATCCGATATCCTTCATGTCCTGCCTCAACTTCATATGAGGTATAAGGGCCAACTGGTAAGTTTATCTCAGGTAAGGTTTTACGGTTTGATAGTAAACCAATCATACTAAAATGAGATACTCCAAGAAGCACACCTACACCAAGTGCACCCCATTTTAATAAAGAGTTTTTAGGTTTGTTTTCCATTTCACAGATTCATAACACACATTATATATGCGAATCAACACTTAAATCCACTAAATCGTATCTAACGATACATCTTCTACCTTCTTTTGGTTCCTCATCTGTGTGGAACAGTGCACCATCAAATAAGACAACTCTTCCTTGTTTAGGGGACACTCTTTCTTTTATTGTATATGATTTTGATTTTTCTTTCTCATTGTATATGATAGTATCTCCATCACTATCAGAAACATAGTATATCATCGAAAAATGTTTTTCATGAAAATTTATATGTGGATCATCAGGAATATCCAAAACTTTACTTTTTGGTAATTCAAAAAGAGTTTTACCTTGAAGAATATTAACTTTTTCTACTTTTATTTTTTTACAAGAATTTTTTATAAGTTTTAAAAATAATGGATGAAATGCACTAATAATACCCTCATCTGGGTGAGCAAAATTATGAATAAATGCACATCTACCTTGGCCTTCTAATTCTTCACTATAAGTAATATCTAACGTGAAATACCATGGTAGACACAAATTATTAAATGTCCCTTCACCAACTAATAATTCTTTGATTCTAGTTTGATAATTTAAATTTATAATATTATCAAAAACAAAAACTTCATCATCCATGAATAATCAAATATCTAAAACTTTATCTCCTATTCTAACATTATTTTTCTCAAACCACCCACGATTAACTTCAATCGCATACAAAGCGTCACATTCAGATGATACAGGCATAGTTCTAAGTGGATGCAATTCTTTAATATTTACCACGACTCCCTCTTCATTTATAAAGGCTACATCTAATGGTATCAGAGTATTTTTCATATGAAAATATTTTTCACCGTTTTCTTCAAATACAAATAACATACCAGTATCTTGATCTAGACTCTCTTTAAACATCAGTCCTAAATCAAACTCTGTTTGATTTTTAGGTACGATTAATCTTAGTGGTAGATTGACGACCTCTTCACCCATTCCACCGCCATTACCGCCACCATTACCGCCGTTACCATTTCCACCATTCCCACCGTTACCGCCATTGCCATTCCCATTTCCGTTGCCATTACCATTGCCGTTGCCATTTTTACCTCCGTTTCCATTTTTGTTTGTAGGTCTCAACATTCCACCATAACCAACTCGATATCCAGTTGGAATTTTTTTACATTTTTTGTCATTAAAACAATAGTATTGTCCCGGTGGACATTTTTTAGGAGCAACACTATTAGCTGCTTCCTCAATAAATCGATCTAAACTTTTCATTTGATTTAATCCTATACTCTAGTTAGGGTTTTTGTCAACTTAAAGACAGTGGACGAATCAGTAGTTGGAGTTGCTCGAACTCTAACACTTCCAGAATTAATATCAGCATCAAAAGATGCGAGAGAAGCACCGGTTCTTATTGTGCCAAATTCATTTAAGAAGACATCTGTTCCATCATGTAAAACGTTTAAAGTAGTGACATGATAATTAGATCCTTGCGTTATTTGTATTTGATACTGAGCAGATCTGAAAGTGGCAGCAACAAAACTATCAATCGTTGATGCTGACGTTGTGGTGGTAGTATCAGTCGATGCTTGAATTGATATTATCGGCGTAATACTTCCACCACCAACATCTAAACCACTTCTCGCTGTTGCAACTCCTATTGAATCTAAAAACGTAACATCATCATACGTTATTGTTCCACCAACTGTTACATTCCCTGTGAATGTGGCTGCTGTTCCAGTTATATTTCCTGCAACATCAAAATCACCTGAGACTGCAGATATATTTTGAACTAAAGCAGTGCTTG